GACCGTGTAACTCTGGTTGGGTGAATAACGACATTTGGCTTACTATAACCAAACGCATAAGCAGCCTTCGCTGAGGCTTCCAACACCCAACTAAGAGGAGTCATAACCGTACTCAAAAGAGGTACAGTACCTAGCGCCCCGGTAATTTGGGCAAGAGTAGTAATAGTTTTTGAGGTGACTCTACTCTCTTGTTCGTTTGTTAATAGATCTTTTCTCATAGGTGGCTTGCCCATCTGTGTCAAGGTAGGCACTCCTAAATCGATATTTTCATAATGAGCCCATAAAGTGAATGAACAATTTACAGACCCTGAAGTTGAACTGAGGGGAACAAAAGGATAGATGAAAAAGTGCCCTGGATTAGTTACATAGTTTAACCCGTGTTTAAACACATAACTGTTCCTGGCACTCTTCCATGGAACTCTTAAAGTAATTGCACTATCGCATCCCAAAATCAATTTTGCATGTGGGAGTTGAGACACTTGGGCTCTAGAGAACCTGTGCATCAACAACCAGTTAGCTGTAGCAACAGATGATGAATTGGATCCACCGTTTGGTAAATAAGCCAAGGCATAACAACCTTGTTGCATAGGATTTGAATTTATTTCTAGCTTTAAAACTAAATCCGCTTTAATCGAATAAATTCCTCTCATTTTTTCATTTTTAACCGTATTAGAGAGCGCGGTGTCCCACAATAAATTTGCGAAAGTAGATGCATTATCGGAAGTGGTAAAAGTGCCACTACTAACCTTTGTGGGTCTCTCTAAAAACCTTTTTATATCCATCCTTGTAACAGAATGTTGTGCGTCTTTGAATAGACGCATAGGAGTTAAGACATCAGCTTCCTTAACTTCTACAGATTGGATTTCACTTTCCTCCTGAATATCAGGAGGTGAAGTTTCACTTGTTAGTTCGGTATTTGCTTGGAAGCAATACCTAATCTCTTTCGCTTGAGGGAGTTTAGGACCAAGAGATTTGGATCCTAGGGACTCGTTGTGATAAATATTAATTTGTTTATTCATTGTCATTGATTTTGGAGAGTTTAAAGTCGATCTCCACGACGATAGTGTGTCACATTGTAAATTCACAATGTCTGGGACTAAAACCATATTGCAGGCTTTCATTAATAAATAAGAAAAGTTATTATGCGGCAAGAAGGTTCCGAAGATGAATCTATATTCATCATCTAAAATTTTAAATAATTCTCTAAAAACCTCTTCACCGTGTAATGCTAATTCCCTAGAAATTAGCTCACATTTTGTTTTAAGATTTATAGATCCATTCTCAACACGAGTCCACGAAACCATTTCTTTTAATCTCTCCATTTTAAATGGAGCCACAAAACCATTAATAAGTTTTTCAAATCTAAAACTTCGTTTTAGAAAAGTGACGTCAAATAACGTCCTTTTGTGTTGTAACACGACCTCATCTTTAAGATCGGTCGTATAGACCATCCCGAATTTGAGCATAGCTGCAGGGAGAGTTAACTCATTATATATTTCTTGCCATTTCTCAATGACAGCCATCAGAACGTCATCACCATAAACAGCTAAATATACATCGTTATTGAAATCCCATAATAGTTCATATTTCTGCCCACATACATCATAGAAAGATAATTTATGAACTATGCGATTAGTAAGATTATTTTTATGTGGAGTTAGGTAATGTCCACTAATGAGACTACATCTCCAGATAATTAATTTGCCACTATTGACGTGATAGGAAGTTGTTAAAGTTGTCCATAAACATCTTCGAATCAAACGTTCTACGTCAGTAGAATTTGGGTAAAAACTTTCTATTATTTCAAGTTCAATTTCGTTTATGCTGGGTACATGAACCCCATCGAAATTTTTGAAATCACCTGCATTAATTATGTTATTCTTATTAAGCAAAAAATGAGCCAAACTAGTCCATTCTGGACCGTAGGGATTTATCCCAACACAGAATCCATTATGTAATCGGTTTTTTACCACGTTTATAACAAACGTTCCGAAATACATTTTGCATAAGACAGTCAGGTCCATAGGGCCAGCTCCAAAGAGCCTACTATTTCCTTCCTTGACTTTAGTTATGCTCCTTAACTCATCTTTAATATTATCAACAAAATAGAAAATAGGAACTATTCCTTCAGACATTTTGTTAATTTTCTCCGTTATTATGTCTTTTAATTCCGCACATTTCTGTGTAGTTAAATCATACTCTTGATCATCACCAAACCAAAGAGTTTTTCCTTTAGTCTTTTTCCGTTCAAATAGGAAAGGATATCCGGGACTTGATTTTCTACTCAGAGGAGAGAAATCACTTTCATCAGACAATCCAACGATAGCCTCTTCAAATGTTAGTACCCGATCTTCTACTTTAAAAGGACTATGCCTTCTAAAGAAGTCGATCTCGGAAGTTTTGACCATTTGCAATAAATCAGTATCTATATAGACACCAGATGATTTATTATATCTGGATAAGGCTTTTAAATTAACGTCAATTGTTCTACCATCCTTAACAAAAGAATGGAGTCTAGCAGGTGCTAGAGTGATTGGTTGGAACAGTTCAAACATTTCGGAGCGTGTCCAGGTAGTTTTTCCTGAAGTTGGTACCGCCTTTACGTCTTGAACATATTCGAACCTATCTTCGAAACAAGAGCCTGCCTGAAAAGTTAAAGTTTCTTCAGCTTCATCTTGAAGAAGAATACCATCTCTTACAACGGTCATATTTATAATATCTTCTAAAAATTCTTTATATATTGGACTTGTTATTGAAGTTTTATTCGCTGTGGCACCAGCAGTGTGAATCCCAATTATTTTATTTTGGCACTTAGAATTGACTTCTGATACAATGGCACCACAATGTCCGTCATCGGTGTTCATCATTGCACGATATGAAGTGGGTAGGATTTTAATATTATCGTAAACATCTCTTACCTTTAAGTTCTCAATGGTTTGGGCCATAGAGAACTGTACTTCATGAATAGGAACATTGGTTCGATGGAATATAATATCTAGGCGTATGCTGTTGTAGAAAGCCTTGAAATCATCCTTCTTTTTAAAGAATTTAACGATATCTCTATGTTTAGGGAAACGTTCCGGGAATCTAACAGCCACGACGTCCAAACCTTCAGCACCGTCGTGTGGTACTATTCTACTCAATAAATCACTCACACCAATTGTATAGTGAGTAAAATCGTTATGCATATTTTTGTTAGATTTAATGGTAATAACAGTATCATTATTAATGATAGTACGTTCGTCATTTATGAAATTTTGTAGCAAAATAGCAAAATGCGCAGGCATAATTGCTAAATTTGATCTTATGAACATGATCTGTCCATATTGTCTTCCGTTGACTATGAACCCGTAACAATTGCGGAGTAATAAACTTTGCAATAAAGCGTCGCCATTAGTATCAGAACTTTTAACCTGGTGACGTACACTGGTATGTAAATCACGGATTTCTCTTAAAGATTTAGGTGTTGTAGAGATTTTCGGATTTATGTGTCCTCCACCTGATTGCAGATTCTCTGTCGTGTCTTGGAAATGTTTGTAGGCAGTAAAAAAGCCTACAAATAATGTAGCAAAGCCAATTACTTTCTTGTACTCTATGGCTAAGTTCAATAATTTATTCCCTAGAGAAATATTTGGTTTAGAAAGACAATCAATTTCTTTAATACTATCATCAAAATTGTACTCTATTGAGATTTTAGGTATAAGATCTCCACATTTTATAATCCAATAATCGAAGTTAATCCCTTTACTAACATCGTTGACAAAATCATTGCCTAACGATTGTT